GTAATTTAAATAACCTACCCACTTGCTTCCATCATGCACCATAATATCAACTTCATCTAATGTTGTGTTGTACCATAGTGTACCATCTGCTGGAGTTGCTGTTGGAGCATTGTCACTTGCTTCGTAGACAAGTGGTTTCCAGTTGCTGATAATGTGTGAGTGATCATCATCTGCGCCTGCTGTGTAGTAGTTTGCAGTACCTGATTCAACACCTGCACCTGAACGTGCCCATGCTGTAAATCCTGCACTTGGTAAAATACTTGACGCATCTGTAATTTTAATTTCGCCGCCTAATGCATGGCTTATTGAAAGATAACCATTACTTACTGTTGCAGTAATGTGTTCAAAGCCTGCCGCACTAATTGCTGACGCAACACCTTCAACTGTTGCTGTTGATACAGTTACAGTTTTAGCAGTTTGATAAACGTTACTACCGCTATCTGTTTCTGCCATTGTAAATGAACCTGTACTTACAGTTGGGTTTGCACCTTGTTCAGTACCTGTTGCACTTGTTGGTGAACTTGTTACTCTTCTGTATAATTTAAAGTTAACTAACTTTTCAACACCTGTTGTACTATCTTGTGATCCGCCTCTACCTGAGTAGTTTGCAAGAGCAAATATTGTACCTGCGGAAATTAAAGTACCGCCTGTAGTGTCAATTGTGTTAACTGCTTCTTCTCTTGTATTGTAAACTGGTGTAGTCACTGTTGACCATACACCTAAACTATCGTTCCAAACTTGTACTTTAATGTTAGCACCTAAGTTTGGTGAAGTAGTTTTCATCCAAACACTTCCACTTGGTTTAATACCACTTCTAGAAGTTCCTGCTACTGTTACAGTATCTGTTGACTTCCATGTTGGAACGTTTGAGTGTTTTGAAATTTGTACTGCCATACCTGAATAGTATGTTGCAGTAATACCAACCTGTGTTTTTAGTGTACTTCCAGTTGCATCTTCAATTACAATAGCACCATCATCTGTAGTACCATCTGAACTTGAAGTTCCATCACTGTAAATCTCTAATACACCTGTTGTTGTAACTTTAGCACCAACACCTTGGATACTTGCACCGTTAATTGCATTTGCAAGTGCAGTGTTTGTAGTACCTGAAAGTACAACACTTGTACCGTTAATAATAAGTGCTTGACCGTTTAATAATGTTGGACTTGATACAGTACCTTGAATTGCTGGCCAACTAGATGCCCAACTATCAGAACTAAATGTTGAGTCACCACTTGTTAAAGCGGCAATGTTTGCACTAGTTGTAGAACCTACTTTGACCCAGTTGTTATCTGCATTTTTATAGTACACATCATTTTGTGTTCTTGCAGTTACTACAGCGTAATCACCTTTTGCACCTACGCTTGATTTAGGATCACCAGTTGCAACATCTCCAACAAGTTGTGTAGCGGAGTTAAGAACTAAAGGAATCTTGTTAGTGAATTTTTGTGTTGCTCTGTTCCATTCAAATATACCATATAATGAATCGTTTGTATCTAACCAATATGTACCATCTGCTGGTGTACCTGCTGGTGCAGATGAACTACCTGTAAGTTCTGCAAGGTCAGCATCTGCTCTTACAACGTATGCTCTATTTGCTACGCCTAAGAAAGAATATGCTGATTGCAATCCGTACTCATTAAGTTCGTTACCATGCAATGGATTGTTAGATGAATCTGTATAAAACTTTGGATTACCAAATGTTTCTGTTAATTCTCTTTGTGATGTAATTAGGTATGGTGCTCCAGCATTAGATTTTAATGTTCCTTGTGCTGTTCCTGTACCTGCGCCGTTTGGCTTATTAGCGGCTGTTGCTACGATAATTAGTGGTACCGTTGCGGCCGCGGCTGGCGTATAAAAACTTTCGTCTATTACGCTAACTTCAACTCCTGGTGATGTAAGTGCCATCTTGTTACTCCTTTAATTAAGTTCTTAAACATATTTAGCCACTTCTACTAAAAATGCGGTATAATAATAGGCGGAAAAGGTACCGAAAAGGGCGGTAAATACAGTTATGGCAAGACCTTTATGTAAAACATGTAACCGTAGACCCTGTGCTGTAAACTATAAAAAGGGTCGTAAGACTTACTATAGAAGTAAGTGTGAACAATGTGCAAGGGGAAGAACTCCCAGTACACCTATGTGGTACCAACTAGGATATAGACAAAAAGACAAATGCGACAAGTGTGGTTTCACAAGCAAACACAGTGAACAATTTGCTGTTTATCATATTGACAGTAAACTAACAAATTGTAGACACAGTAATTTAAAAACTGTGTGTGCTAATTGTCAGCGTATACTACACAAAGAAGGATTTACTTGGAAACAAGGTGACTTAACACCCGATTTTTAAGAAACTCTACACTATCATTGTTTTCAATAGTAGCATCAAAGTCTACGTTACACCATGCCCATTCTGATATATGAACTTCAGGAAAGTTTTCTTCCATTTTATGTGCAACTACTATATTCTTTGCGCCTTTGTTACTATTAACTTGACGCATTTGATGTTGTGCAGTAGTCCACCATTCTGGTTCGTCACCACGTTTTACACGCCATAATTTTCCACCTATTGAACGTAGCATATTTGCTTCATTTTCAAAACGCACATCTGGAATAACAAATTTACCCTCAGGATTTTCAAGTAATTGCTTTTTAACAAGGCTGACCCATATACCGTCATAGAATCCATTACGCATACAATCTGTTCCAAATAATTGTAATACTAGTCTTGGTGTAATTGGATTACCTGTTTCCGTACTCCAATAAGGATCTACTTTTTCACGCCATGCACGTGATTCAGGGGTTTTGCCTTCAAGCATTTCTCTTTCCCAACCAAATACACTGGCTACTCCATCTTTGAGTTTGTCTGCAAATGAAATTTTTGTAAAGCCTTGATGCTCGACTAAGAAGTCTGCTACAGTTCCTTTACCTGAACCAATAAGTCCACAAATACCAATTATCATAAAAGATCCTTTATTAAAAGTATCTCTAAATTGTATAGTCATTGTATAGGAAAGTCAAGTAGTTTTTAGCCAATTACGAACGACAATGGTTTAGAACCATCTACGTAATTTGCCAAATCCATTTCCAATTTCTCCATTTCGGCTTGGGCATCTGCTTTGAGTGCATCACCGTTTAGTGAAGTACCACCTTGTGGTGTAGATATTGTTGCGAATTTGCCACGTGCTTCACCTAGCATATATTTACATACTGCTAGTGTGTAGTCTTTCAACCATTGTCCTGCATATGGATCACTTAATAGATTAAAGTCTGGACGATAATTGTATATTTGCATAAGCACTTGTTCATCTGATCTAGGTCTTTGCATAATTGTTAACTTTTTACTTACAGGATCAAACTTAAAGTTAATAAATGATCCAAACATTTTACCTACTAGTTCTTGGTAACCTGCAAAAGCAAAGTAAGTGCCTAATCCACCCATTTGTGATGAATTTAAAAGATAGGTATTTGTATAAGCAAGATTAAAAGGTTCAAATAATGTACCTCCATCACCGCCTCCTGATCGCGATCCAATAGAACGTCTAAACAGTTCTCTGACTTCAATTACTTCGTTTGGTAAAATGTAATCGTTGGTATCTTCTTGAAATTCTAATATTGCATATGATTCTTCAACAGCGTTTTCTGCACGTTGTCTGTATTTTCCAAGTGCCTTTTCTAATCCTACTTCATAATGTTTAGGATCAAGTTCTACATCGACCATCCCGTCGCCAAGTAGAGTACGAACGTATTCAAAGACTGCCTGTTTTTTATTTTCTAAATCAGTGCTCATAGTAATATTTATCCTGTTGGTGCTGAACTCTTGTACGGATGCCCGCCAGGTAAAATGCCTGTTAGTGCCCACTTGTGAGCAAGATAACCTTCTGCTTTTTCAAAATCTGTTATATCTGTGCCGCCTGTGCCAGGAACGTCTGCTACTGTAAAGAATTCTGCCATTCGACCTTGCATTCGTTCGTTGGATCGGTTTCTAAATATTCTTAAATCCATATTTGTTTGTAGACTATTGTCATAGCCATTTATAGCAAATAAGGAAGTACCATCTACTCTAACAGCAATCTGGTTGCCTGTCTTGTTGAATATAACACC